TTTGTTCAAGAGTTATAGATTTTCCATCTTTATCAAACGCACCTGTTTCATCGTTAATGATTCCTACATCTGGATATGCTTTAAATATTGCTTCATGATCTAATTTTGCCATTATGCTGATACCTCCAATAAAGTAATTGTAGATGGTGAATCATCATCATTTATTCTTATTTTGTGACCATTACTTGCACCATTAACTCTAAATTGAGTTTTATATGTATTAGAGCCTGTGGAAGCACCTGTATCTAAAAAAGCAAAAGTCATGCACATAAAAAGAGCGAAACTAGCAGAAGCACCTTCTATACCAAATGCTTTGTTATTTCCTGGTGCGAATATATCAGTAGAACCTCTTAAAAGTTTTACAGAGCCTCTAGCTTCAGTGGTACTACTTCTACTAATATCTAATTGTTGAGAGGCAAGAATTAAAACTTTGCTTCCTGATGAAATGGAAATCGTAGCAGTTAGTCCTGTATCTGCATAAGTTTCTGTTGTATTTGAAACTTTTGTTGTAGTTGTAGCACTGACAGCTTGTAAAATTTTACCGCCTCCTGCTGCTGCAAATGATAAATTACCCGAACCGTCAGTTTTTATAAATTGATCTGCACTACCATCATTAACAGGAAGTTGTAATTCAACAGCAGCGTTACTTTCAGTTGTTGAAGGTGCTTTTAGGCTTACTGACCCGCCACCTGATGCTGCGTTTAGTTTAATCTTTGCTGTCATGGTTTAGGATATTTGTCTTTAATGGCTTTGATAGTAGTTTTCCAACCAGCTACACCACTATGATAAATCGTATCAAGCTGATCTTCAATACTTGGATACTCTGCTTTACGTTGTGATTTGTAACTGTCATTTTCTAATTCCCACTCAGCTATTAAAGCCGCCAATCCATCCGTACATTCTTTTTCTGTTGGTTTAGTTCCGCCATCATGCACTATAAGATTTGCATAAATTTTATTACTTGAATCACTCCATCCAAACCATTGTCCTGTACGGACGGTAACTAGATAATCTTCGATATGTGTAGGTTTCATTTATATATCCCCCATTCTGATAAAGGTAATTCCTGTTCTTTGATCGTTAGTATCACTTATTACACTAAAAGTTTCATTCCCCACATATCTAGCTATACTCACGCTAATTTTTTGATTAGATATATCTGTAATTTTTAACATAATCTCACATGATTGACTTACATAAGTGGTATCTGTGACATTGTTTAAATATGCATACGCTGTTCCAACTGGGCTGTAAGAACTATTATTGGATGTATAGTTAATTTTAAGTCCTATATAAGGTGTACTTGATGTCCAACCAAAGCTCGCATAAAAACGAATATAATAATATCCAGTAGAAGGAAAACTAAATATACCAGACGAAGGAGCAGAAATTCCAGTACCTAATTCTGACCAACCAGTATCGTTTCTCTCCCAATTATTTGTAATAGGATCTGCACCTCCTGTAAAACCACTTGTCATCCTCCATTGGTCAGCTAAAGTTATGCCCGCAGATATCCCAGTAATACCACTATTTGTAATCGCCATTCTTTCAACACCATTGGTTGAAAATTTTATAGTATCTGCTGCGTACGATATTCCAGTATTACTGTCTTGCCCACGTTGACTTGGTGCGGAAACACTTCCGTCAACTGTCGCTATTCCTGTTGATCCATCAATAATAAAAGCCATAATTAAACGATAGAGACTACTGAACCAGAAGGAATTGTAAGAACTGCGTTAATGGTCAATGGGCCAAAAACTCCTGCATTTATATTAGACGTTCCATCACCGATTGTATAGTCTTGGTCCATCTGATTCTCATTCTCGTGAAAAATAGCTTCAGTTCCTCCACCAGTTGCTCCACCGCCTCCACCGATAGCACCCCAAGCATTTGTATATCCTTCAAATTGGTTTAAATCAGAGTTATATCTAAACTGTCCTGCTGCTGCTGGTGGCTGATTAGCTTGACCAGGTTGTTGAGCAGTAGAACCAACAGGAATTTTTAAAAATCCATTGGAGTTCATGCTTACATCACCTGTCATCACAGGAGTTGCTGCTACAACATGACCTAAGTTATCTAAACTTATATTTCCTATCGTTACATATGCGTTATTTGCTGCGTTTCTTATCTTAAATAATGAACTTCCTGTATCAATATGTGGTTGAAAAGCTGAATTTATTGATGGATCGCCAGAACCGCTATTTAAAGAGTTGATAGCAGCAGTAATTTGATTTAATTTTGTTCGGACAGCAGCACCCGTTCCATTGTCTATGACATACCCTGCCCCACCTGTGTTATCAACTCTAGCCATTTAGAAAAGTAACATTGATCCTATTATACTATCCTTTTCCAAAACCAACAGCCGTAAATGTAAATTGCTTACTTATAGAAGCATTTGATGAATTTTTAAAATGTATTTGGAAATTACTTGCAGTTATATTTGATATTTCAAAAAAATCACCAGAAGCTAAGTTCTGAGCAGTGACATTAACTGTCGGTAAATGTTGATTAAGATTTCCAAGTGCTGACGTTCCAACAAAGAATGGAGAAGTAAATGGAACTGTAGTTACTCCTGCTGATGAAGTTATAGTCTGACCAGTTCCCTGATCTATTCTTTTTTCTAATTTTGCTGAATAACCTAATTCAAATACTCTAATATCCTGTGCTGGATCATTACTGGTAAGAACTGTTCTGAATTGAAAACCTCTTGCTTTAAATGTACCGCTTGTAAAGTTTTGAAACGCTGTATATGTAGGAGAACCAGAAGGATCATCTTGTGTGGTGCGTACAAATAATTGAGCATCTACATCGTTAGCTTCTGTTCCATCAAAAGTACCTGTTGTTGGAAATCCTTGCGGTCTTGCATCAAATAAATCTGATGGGAAGAAACCTTCTGTTTTAAAATGTCTAATTAAGTCTAAACTGAATACTGCTCCTAAATCTAAAGTAGATGCAAAGTCATAAGTACCTGATGGAGATATTCCACCTATATCATCTATTGAGCCAATGGCAGGATCATCAAAAGATGTTCCAATAGAAACTCCAATATCATCAAACTGTCCTGCACCCGTTAAGTTAAGAGAATTTGTTGTTGCATCAAAAGCTGTATTGACTTTTGCACCTTGAAACTTAGGATTATCTAAATCTTCTCTTCTAGTCTGAACAAGTAACTCATCACTGACTTCTGGAATATTTACAACAACACTGGCCTCTCCTGCACTAAATCTACCGCCATCATCTTGAAACTTAAGAATGTATTCTCCAGTAATAGCAGGAACTATTGCTTCAGTTGAGTTTCCTGGTGCTGCTTCTATTAAATCAACAGCATTTTCAAAAGAACCAGAACCATCAGTTCCAGAACTGTCATGTCTTATATAGACTAAACCACCATGAGTAACGTCAATATCTGTTGACCTATTCCATTTCAAACGAATCAATTTATTATTTATTGGTTCAGCAGTAAGCCCTGTCATATCTGCTGGAATAGCAGTTTTTCCTGCAAAATCTTTTGTTAAAGTGGATGGCTCTGCTGATGCCTCTAATGCTGCATTTAAACTGAATACTCTAAATTCATAAGTACCCTCACTTGCATCAAATATTGTAAAGTCAGTTCCAGTAACAGTAGTGCTAACAAAGTTTCCATTATCTTTTCTGTACTGGACTCTATATTGACTGACACCTGGAACAGCTTGATAATCAAGAATAATCTTTACTTTTGCTTTTTGATTTTCTACATAGAAGAATTGTTCCGCACTATCAATAGCAGGAGCATCTTTTAGTGCATTTAGTATCGTTACATTTCTAACAGGAAGAGGAGATCCATCTTCAATAAATGCAAACTTTCCTGAGTTATAAGCCGTTCCAATAATTGCATAATTATCCTTATCTTCACTTACGCTGACCACCCTCCATTGAGTAGTTTGCAAGGTGGTATTACTTAAGATCCAAACACTATTTGCATTTGGAGCAGATGAAAAAGCAGAAGATACTGTAATAACAGCACCAGAAATACCACTTACAGGTTTTGTCTCTACCGATCCATCGGATAAAATAACGCTAAGTGTTGGGTTGTTTGTATTATCTAAGTCTGTATCTTCTGTATTATCTACAGTTACAGTTGTCGTTGTTGCTGACTTTATTCTTCCTCCTCTTCTCAATCCTGCTCTCACTGGATCGCTGACTTCGATAACTTGTCCAGGTCTTACAACAACTCCCTCTGATAAACCAGTAGTAAAATTAATTGTTTCAGTAGAATTTTGTTCTTCAAATAATAAAAATCTACCCAATCTTGCAGCTTGACCTCTAGAACTACAGCCAAAACCTGTAATTTTTTTATGTAAAACCCCGTATTTAGCTTTTGCAGAGGCATCTTCTACAGTTTCAAAGTCTAATTCTTGATTCTCCATGTCAAAATATGACACCGAAACTACTGTTGCTCTTGTTTTAAGACTCGTACCAGAATATCCAAATCCTGCTGATGTTACATTGGATAGATTAAACAGATAGCTAGGATCTGTAGGTCTATCCTGTGAAATCGTAAGAGAACCAGCAGTCCAAAAACTTATTGACCTCATTACAGAAGTGAGAGAGTTTACAACTTCATACGCATCCGATCTTGCTTGAAGAATAGTATTGCAGCTAAATCTAGGTTCTTGTCCTCCTGCTCCGTCATCTACTAACTCTGAACAATAAACAGAAGCACTGTAAAAAGCATATTTATCAAGTTGAGCTTCAGTAATATGATCTCCTAATCCGTATCTAACATTT